TTCGGTAAGCAAGAGGTCAAGGACTTTCCAGTGAAACCAAACACACCGACATTCAAGATTTGGCAAGCAGCCTCGAACGAAGACAGTTGGGAAGAGTATACGAAAGATGAATTAAGTTCCTCCCAAGTTCAAACCGCTCAGAAAGCAAGGAGACTTCTCCAAGGAGAAACCGTAAACATTGGAGGAACAGATTTCAAGTTGAGGGATACCGATATCTTCCCTAACGTTGATGCTATCATCGAAAGGCTGAGTACCGTAACACCGAAGAAAACCAGTGCGACTAACATCAGAGGAAACCTAAACAGGGACATCAAGAGTTTCATAGAGAACAAAAAATATGATGAACTTCTAGAAGTCCTAGAAGGTAGAGGAAAGAAGAAGTATGCTGGAAAATTAGATGCTAGAAATCAAAGAGCAAGGAACTTCATACAGACTAACAAGAGCCTGAGAAGAGCATTGCTATCTGACTCCGAGGACAAGTATCCTGAGATAGCGAAGATAAAGAAAATCCTGAAGATAGGTGGAGTCCCTCAAGTAGAGATTAGGACAAGCATTAGCGATGGCATAGTTGTTGACTACATCAAGAAGATAATGAGTGTCGCCAACGTAAACAAGAAGTTGCCATTCATCTACGAAGGCACTAACCCCGGCCCTCTTGGAGTTGCAAAATACCTATTTGCAACTAGGGCAATATCTCCTTCATTGGAGTTCATACTCAACAACGAAGCAATGAATCAGTCAGCAATACCAACGAGTTACAAGAAGCGTAATCTCGTAGAAGACAGAGGATTGAAGAAAATAATCAACGAAGTCGTCAGTGGTCCGAACATCAGTGTAATCTATGACAAGTACAAAGAAGACATTGAGGCATTCTATGGTAGGAAGAACGAGACTCCTGAACAAAGGGAAGAGAGAATAAAAATCACATCTGACACATCCCCGAAGAAATGGCAGGACATCTCAAGGAAGGGGAACAGAGCAAAGAGGCAGATGTTCGCAGATATAAGAGCAGACGAAGATGCCAATGCAGAATTCGAGGAAGCAATGTCCGATGACGAAGGAAACCCCATGACTGAAGAGATAAGGGATGAGTTAGTCGAAGCACTAGAGGATGACTCCGCAAAGAACTTCAACGCAGCAATAAAGAAACTAGGAATCAATGATAAGTTTGAGAACATGGATGCTGTTGAGGAAGAGGTCGGAGACATCGATAAGGTCATTGAGGCTCTTAACAATATGAGACTAAGGCGTTCAGACAATACAATGCAAGCACTATCAGCAGATAAGGCCAAACTCACATACTTTGAGAGTGAGAAGGTAGATGCTTGGTCTGTTCTTGAGGATGTCATTCGTGGAGATGCAGTAGATAATTCAATGACTCCTGACGAAAAAGATGGGACACTAACTCACATAGTCACCACATTGGATAAGTTGGGCCTATTGTATAATGCAGGAGACATACAAGAAGACGAGTATGATTTAGCAGACGGAGAAATAACATCCGAGGAGTTCAAGGAAAGGGTGATTGAGCAGTATCCCAAGATAAGGAAGGCTTTCCTCGATGGTGTCAGAGATAGGATGAAAGACATAAGTGCAGAGGGGAAGGCGATGGGAATCAAGATACCTAGTCCCGAAGGTGGGTTTGTAGAACCTGCGATTTGGATTCAGATATCACAGGGGGTTAGAGAATGAAACCACAAGTGGATTACAATCGAGCCTTCACCTTTCTGATGGAAGACGGCGAGGATGGACTTAATGCCTACATGAATCGTTTGAATGCTGAACACTTCGATGAGGAAGGTAAGCCTAAGACCACCGACTCGACAGTTGCAGAGCGACTGAATCCTGATGAGATGACGTATAATGAAGTCATAGCAGAACTGAAGAGAAGGGGAGTTGAGAAATACACTCAAAAGAAAAAGAAAGTCAAGAGAGAAGAGTATAACCCTGAGACTAGAGAGTATGAAGAAAAAGAAGTTGAGGTAGAAGAGCCAGTACCTGCTAAGTTCAACAAAGAGGAAGCGATTGCTAGGCTCAAGGAGGAGATAGGAGAAGCCCCTGCACCTAAAGGAAAAGTCACCGAGAAACTAAAACTCAGGGACATGAAGCAGTTCCCCGATGATGCTCTCTATGTCTTCCTTCAGCAAAAATCAAACTCAAGAGAAGCAAGCGATATAGCCATCATGCGAGGAAAGTCCCTACAAGGAAGACTCTCTCTAAACGCAGATGGAACAAGAAAGAAGACAGCAGCGATAGCAGCAGATGTCCAACAGGAGATAGAGAAGAAATTCAAGAATTTTGAAAATCTGCTGAGAGCAAAGAAAAGGAAAGAAATGCTTCAGGAGTTGATTGCAAGAAGCCTCGACATTGTAAGAGAGGGAACTGAAGCGGATAGAGTTAGGTTGAGTGGGTCTGAAATAGTGAATGAGGTAAAGAAAGACCGACAACTATTGGAAATACTAGGCATGTTCAAACTTAGAGGAGAGAATTTGGATGAGAGGATTGTCAAGTTCTACTTCGATAGATACCCACCAAAGAATAAGGTCGGTAGAACGAATAGGGCGTGGAACAACTATGTTCAGAAGAACATATCACTAGGGTTCGATTTTGAGATTAAGGTCGATACTGCAATACGAGTCCTAGATAATGAGATACCTGAATACCTGATGCCTGTCATGCTTCCATTCAAGAATATGTTGAAGCAGTTGGATGACAAGAAAGAGAGGGGAGAGGGCCAATATCGAATCTCTGAACTGCGAGGCTCTCAGATAATAGGCAGAGTAGACACCAAGGATATCAAAAGGAGAAAGGAGATTTACGATTATTGGAGTGGTATCAATGACAAGTTTGATGAGTTCCAAAAATCACACGATGAGTTCAAGGATGCAATTGACAAATTGGATAGCAAAACAGAATACTCAAGCGAGTTGAAGAAACTCTTCGGAGAATTCAAGGCTGTCAAAACTAATGACTTGAACTATATTAGCCTCTATGATAGAATAGAGATTGAGGACATAGATAACATAGAAAGCAAATCAGTGATTCTATTCAAGAATTTCTTGAAGGACATCAATAGATACCCAAAGCAGAATTTCATTGTGCAAGAGGAAGAGTACAGGGATGATGTCAGTAGGTATGGCGAACTAGTTCAATCATTGGAGGCTCAAGACCAAGAAGAAGAGTTGAAGGATAAAATCAACAATCTCATGAATACCAAGGTAGACCCACTTTACGCCTATGCGATAAAGACAGGAAAGGCAGATGAGTTACTCGCAGGAACGTTGGTGAAGAAGCAACTTAACGAAATAAAGAGAAGATTGAAAACTGGTTTCGTTCTAATAGAGCGAAGCGATTTGATACCTGCCCTAGATAGATACATGAAAGACCTTGAGAGGATGGAGGTCGGTTCTCTCGATAATTTGTATCTTCCATTGATGAAGGAGATACAGGGTGGGGAAGAAGATGACAAAGTGCATGAGAGAATAGCCGAGTATCTGAAACTAGTTAACGAGTTCATTGAGTATGGGTCTGACTTTGAGAGGAGTTCCAAGGGCAGCAGTGTAGGTCTTGGTCAGAGGGAAAGGAAGGACGATGAGGGTAAAACCATCAGAGAAGCACGTTCACCTAGAGTCACATTTGCTAGAGCAGGAGCAGGGAACACCCACCTTAGAGAATTGAAGACGCTCGATATGAGTGATAAGTTTGAGAACCTCATAGACAGTATTGTTGACTTCTTCATTGACCCAAGCGGAAGCAAGTTCAAGCCTTCGGATGAGAAACTAGGTTATATCGTCAAAGTGGGAAGTCGGCCAATTGAAAACATAGCCCAAGAAACAACAAGGGAAGACAGTCCATTCATGCATGTTCTTAGAATGGAAAGCACAGACTTCAAACTGAGTCTATCACAAATCGAAGAGATACGAGACTTCACAAGAGTATTGGTTGGATTGAATGTGGGGTCAAAGCAGAATGAGTTAATGAAGGTAACAAAAAACTTGGCTGACATGGTAGATGACATATTTCAGGGTGAACTAACAGAGATGACAAACACTGAGTTTGGTAATTTCCTGCACAATATTTTCGATGATGCTAAATTAAAGCCAATGCAATTCGGCATTGGAGGCACTAAGAAAATGACAAATGAGTGGTCTGAGGAATATGAATCAAAGAAACTATACCCGTTCGAGTCCATACTCAATCACCTAATAGTCAACAAACCCGAATACAAAGACAAGGTGAAGGGGTCAGAAGCACTAATTGGAAACATACAACAGGCAGAGGTAGACCTGAAGATAACCAAGTCTGCTGAACAGTCACTTCTCCTGAAGGCACATGATGAAATTAGGAAGATGATGGGCAAGCCTATCTATTACGGCATATCAAACATAGAAAACTACGATGCTGTGTCAGAGGCGATTGATATTATGAACGACAAGTACAAGGTGGATATGACTGCTATGGAAATAGAGAAAGTAGTGAAAGAGATTGACTCTATGCAAAGCATCGGCACGAAGTACGGTATTCCACAAGAGGGGGTCTATTTCCTCAAAGCGAACTTTAGGTGAGGAAATGGCAGACATACAAATCAAGGAAGTATCGAAGGATGATGCCTTCTTCATGTGGAACAGGGACAACCCTGATGACCCATTTGTGAGAAACGCTCCTTCTTGGTATGACTTGGATAATTGGGTTGTCAGAACAAACGATGGTGAGGTCGTTGGTGTTGCTGGTTATAGTGACAAAGGAGACTACGGAATCTTAGGTGGTCTGAAGGCGAGAGACAGAAATGCACCGAAAGGCGGTGGAAATTGGAAGGCACTCTTGCAGTATAGAATGGACAAGTTAGCAGGTAAGCCTAAGATTCTAGGTCTTCGGTCTACGAAGATACCACAGCAAACATGGGTCAATTTACATAGAAATCTAAAGTTTCAAACTGAGGACTTGATGGGAATACCTGAAGAATTAGTCGATAAGTTTCGACAGAGGTATGGAGATGATTGGGGAATCAAGAAGAACTTGGGTTGGAGATTCATCCTAACTAGGGGGCTAATCTGATTGACTTGGTTTGACATACTCAAACTAGGAGGAGAGGACTTCGGCGTACCTCCTGAGAAAGATGCGGAGTCCTATGACGATGCGATAAGAGAAAAGAAAGATTTCTTCCACAACTTGAGAAATGTCGCTACTACTAGACCACATTTTGAATACTCAGCAAAAAAGAAATTTCAAGGAGATAAAATAGAAGGAAACCTGAAAGGAATTGCACAGGCCATAGGAAATAAAGGGGCAGTTGGAAGATTACACATAGCATTCTCAGACCCATTCAATTCAGATTATGTCGTATCGTTTAGAAGGCTTAAACCTGAAGACACCTATACTTCATCTATGCGTCCCTCAAAGTTCAATAGACCTGCAAAGCCAAAAGACTTGGGAAACACAGATTCAGTGATATTGTTTGATAGTGTTTATTCTACAAGCGATGTCGCTAGACTGAAGAGAGTATTCTCATCACCATTTCAAGCACTACTGCCGATTTGGGGAGAGGATGACAAAAGGAGACTCCGTGAGGTCATGGCAGAAAAAAGCCAAACCAATGTAGCAGATGCACTTGAAGAGAGTAGAAAACTAAACAGGGAACTAGAGAAACTTTACAAGAAGAACAAAAACAGAAAAATTACCCCTCAACAAAAAGAGAAGAACTTCAACCGCATTGATGAGATAAAAAATCGGTTGAAAAGGCTAGGCAGACTTACACAGAGAGGTAAAGGCAGAAGAGACCGACCCACAAACATATTCGGAGGCTCGCAATGACTGACATGCAAAATCTAGATTTCATGTCTTCTATGGACATGGAGTTGTCTAAGACATCCTTTCCATATTTCTTCAAGAATGTACTAGGGATGATGTATCCCGAATACATGAAAGAGTGGCTAGAGTCTATGGAGAAGACAGACAGGACAGTTATCGTTTGTAGCAGAGACCACGGAAAGTCAGTCTTCATGCATTGTTGGGTTGTATGGAATCTAATTTTCCAAGAGCCTCCCTTTCAGATGCTATACATATCATCGAATCAAAAGCAGACACTTGTTCACATGAGGGAGATTGATAGATACTTCAACCATCCAGCGTTGAAACAATTCAAGCCTAGTCGTGGATGGGCAATTGGGAACATTCAACTTACCAACGGCAATGCGATTCTAGAGCGTTCCGTTGGTTCTCAGATTCGTGGTCTTCACCCACAGGAGATTATCATTGACGACCCCTTGAAGGAGTTCAGTCTCGCTGGTATTCAGAGAGTTACTGACTGGTTCTTCGGTGACATGATTCCGACTCTGCATCATACTTCCAAACTCAGAATGATTGGAACACCGTTCACCTACACAGACATCTTTGCACAATTGGAAGAGAACGAGGCATATACTGTCACGAAATACCCATGTCTCAATGCATTGAATGAACCTCTTTGGCCTGAGCGTTGGGACTACGATGCACTTATGCAAAGAAAGGCTGAGATAGGTTCTCTAAAGTTTACAAGAGAATACCTATGTGTTCCAATTTCTACTGGAACTGCTCTATTCAATCCTGAGTTCATAGAGAAGTGCAAGAGCAAGGATTATGTTTTGAAACTAGGAAATAGAAAGGATAAGGGATACAAATACTATGTCGGAGTTGACCCTGCTATCTCGACTGATGGAGACTACAATGTTATCACAGTTCTAGAGGTAGATGAGAATAAGAACAAGGCAATCGTACATGTAGACAGGGCGAAGAACATAGAGTTCAGGGAGAACATAGAGAAGATTCGCTTGATTGGTAAGGTCTTCGAGCCGGAAGAGATTCTGTTTGAGACCAACACATTCGCAAAGGCATTCACACAGGAACTCAAGAACATGACAGATTTGAATGTCAGGGACTTCAACACAACGAGGAAGAAGAAGCAAGAGATAATTCTAAATCTTCAGATGAATATCGAGAATCAGAAGATAATCATGCCGTATGGTGACAGTGCAAGTAGAAGACTGACTGGTGCGTTGATTGAGGAGTTATCCATGTTCTCAATAACAGCATCAGGGAAGTTCGAGGGAGTTGGCGCACATGACGATTTGGTTATGAGTTTGGCACTTGCTAACGCTGCTTCACAAGGAACGGGAGGACAGTTTGTTTTACTTGATGACTTGGACATCTTTGATGAACCTACTACTACTCGGCGTAGTGTATCCGGTGTCATGGGTATCAACTTTTGAGGTGAAAGTATGAGCGAAAAGGGAGACAAACTCAGGGAAGCAGCAGAACTCGCTGACCAAGAAGCAGAACTCCAAGAGAGACAGAAAGAACTCACAGAATCTCTCAAAAGTCAATGGTTGGATGAGCAGCCACTGACTAGTCACTCTGAAGTTATCAAGAGATTCTCAGAGGAATACAACATTGGTCTCTCAAAGGCAAGGAAGGAAATGAGAACCCATCTGAAAAAGTATGAGATAGAAGGTAAGGACATTCCTGATATGATAAAGGAACTCAGAACTTATCGAAGAACGCTAAAGGGAGAACCGAAGATAGCCGTGACAAAATCAATAGACAATCTAATCAATGCATATTCATCACATCTAGATGAGAATGTCAACAAGATATATTGGATTAAGAAATACAAACCTGCATTGAAGGACTTGACTCTTTCAGAAGAGAACATAATCAAACTGTCTCTTATCCACGATGAAGATACTCGTAGAGAGATAGTAGATACCCTATGCAAATATTGGGAGGCAAGACTAGACAGGGATGGTATGGCATATGGTGAAGAGTATGCTAGGTTGACTAAAGAAATGGCAAGCACCAAGAAAGAAGTCAACAGTAAAATCAAGAAGTATGTAGTTAACATCGGGCCAAAGGAACTAATCAAGAAACACATAGTAAGACTAGTCAGTGAGGAACAAGGAATCTCAGCAAGACAAGTCCACGAAAGACTACCAACCAACTTGTTCAAGAAAACATCTCCTGCTATGATATCCAAGATGGCACGTTCTGCTAATGTGACAGTCGTAGATGGTGCATTATACAAGATGAGTGATGAGATAAAGAAGGACATATATGCCTACACTGCTGCATTCATCGACTCGGATGGATACATAACAATGGATAAGAATCACAATCCAAGAATAGGTTTGGTAGCAACCGGAGACAGAGGTAAAGCCTTCATGCTAGAGATGCATAAGTCACTAGGCTGTGGTAGGCTACACCTAGACCAAAAATCACCACAGGACACCAAGCCAATCAACAGATTGAACTTCTACTCTCGCAATGACGTTACTGAAATACTAAGCAAGTGTATGCCCTATTTCAAACTCAAGAAGAAGAACGCAGAGATACTGGTCGAGTTGCTTCGTATGAAGAAGAGCCACAAGAAGGCATCTTGGTATAACGCTCGCAAGGAAGAACTCTTCAAACTCATGAAGTATGAGAATCATAAAGACGATAAGAACTACGACTTCGCAAAATACAACATTGATATCGATACTGTTGCGAAGTATTACGAGAATGACAAGACAAAAGAAATGGACAAGTTAGAATCCATAGTAAAGAACGAGGTAGAATAAAATGGTAGAAGAAAAAAGACCCTCGTTGTTTCAGCGATTAACACGCAGGACAACACCGAAGCCACAAGACAGAACGATATACAATCCGGGTATTCAGGAGAAAGACACATCCTATCTCATCACAGCCCCAATAATCTATCATGTCACATACCAATCTGTGATTGCTAGAACTTGTATCACTCAACTAAAGAATGAGATATTCAGAAGAGGATACATTTGGGAAGAGAAGTTTACTGCTAGATGTGGTGACTGTGGAAGAGAACACAAACAAGCCGTGACAGAGTGTGTAGATTGTGGTAGTCAGAATCTGATAAAGCCTGATAGAGACCAATTGAAATACATCAAGAGACTACTAGATGGCTATGTAAACAAAGGCGAGCAGATGTTCGTTGATGTTCTGAAGGAGATGGAAGATGACTTGAACATCATGGATGATGCATACATGGTGATGGTCAAGGAGTATTTCGTAGATGGAAACGGCGATATTCGTATGCATCGAATAAAGGAAGTCTATCGTGGAGACCCTGTTAGTATGCACATATATGCTGATGAGAATGGTGAAAGAGGAAATGAGGGATTCACCTGTTTGAACCATCGAAACTTCATCAGCAAGTCAATGACTGACTCCTGTGAGATGTGTGGTTCTGAGTTACATCCTGTTCATTACGTCAATAGGGCAAATGGAAAGGAGCAGTATTTCATTGATGGAGAAGTTCTACACTTCAGCAAGTATGCACCATCAAGACTCTACGGCCAGTCTCCGATAATGACTCTGTGGAATCACATCACCACGCTCATCGCTATGGAGAACTATGTGAACTCATCATACACCAAGGCTAGAATGCCAAGAGGAATACTAGCAGTGCAAACTAGAAACATGGAATCGATGAAGTCCTTTTGGCGTGGTGTCAAGGAGAAGATGGAGCAAGACCCTCACTTCATTCCAGTTATGGGAATAGAAGGCGAAGGGAAAACAGGTGCAGTTGAATGGGTCAAGTTCATGGACAGCCTCAAGGAAATGGACTACATACAAGTCAAGGAAGACTTGAGAGATAGAATCGCTGCCTTCTATGGAGTAAGTAAAATCTTCATGGCAGACAACTCTGCCAGTGGTGGTCTCAACAACGAGGGTATGCAGATACTCGTAACCAATAGAGCAGTCGAGATGGCACAGACGATTTGGAATGAGTATGTCTTCCCATTCATGACAAAGGAGTTTGGAATCACAGATTGGCAGTTGAAACTACCGCCTTCTGAAGAAGAAGATGAGATTGCTAAACTACGAAAGAGGGAGATTGAAGTTAACGTAGCAGCGTCAATCAAGAACCTCGGCTTTGAGGTTGACATGGATGACGAAGGCAGATTCACTTTCAAGAAGCCTGACCCTAAGCCCGAAGCACCACCACAGGAAGGAGCAGAAGAAGAGGTTGAGACTGACCCATACGCAGGAACGGATATCGATGCAAGTCAATTAGGACAATTACAAGAACAGGCTTTGATGGGTGGTCAAGGCGGTGGGGAAACTAGAAACAAACCATCTATGGAAACTGGCCCTGATAAGAGATTCACAGGATTACCAGCAGAAGCAGGTAATCAGAATGTTGATTCACGGACAGAGAGGAGAGTAGGTTGAGCGACATACTTGAGTTTGTCAGGAAGTGGAAGGAAGAGATAGACAAACTCAATGCAGAAACAGATGAAAGAATAAGGAAATACTTGGAGGGAAAGAAGTGAGTTGGTTTGACACAATCAAGGAAGAATCAAAGTTCACTCCTGAGAATCTATCCGAGGAAAAGAGAAGGCTGTTTGAGTCTGAGCCATCCTTCAAGGTAGACTTCCCTGAATACGAGCATCCTGATAACGAAGAGGAACTGCCAAAAGTTCTCGCCATGATGAAGGACAATAAGATTGACGAGGATGAGATGGAAGACCTAGACCAAAACAACAACGAGATGATGTTGAAGATTGTCGGTGAGGAGAAAGAAGACAGGGAGGATTTGATTGAGGATATCGATATCCACACCATCAAACTGAAAGTCAAGTACGGCAGACCAAGACCTTACGAGATTTCCGATGAGATAGAATCCACAACCGATACGGATGACAGCCCATCTTTCCCAAGCGGTCATGCGATAGAGGCTTATGCTTTAGCAAGAATTCTAGGAAAGCAGTATCCCGACAAGCAAGAGGAGTTGAACAAGATGGCAGAGAAGATATCACTCTCTAGGGTGAAAATGGGGAATCACTATCCAAGCGATATAGAGGTCGGAAAGAAAGCAGGGCTTCTGATTGCTGATGCATATCTATCTGAATCTAAGATTGAGAAGTGGCAAGACATCCTGCACAAGAAAAGGAAAAGCAAGTCCAAAGTAAATCAAGCAGGAAACTACACAAAGCCCGGTATGAGAAAGAGGATGTTTCAGAGAATCAAAGCAGGTAGCAAAGGTGGCCCTGCTGGTAAGTGGTCAGCGAGAAAGGCACAGTTGCTTGCTCAGAGATACAAGAAAGCAGGTGGTGGCTACCGTGACTGATTGGTTTGCAACTCTCAAAGCCAAGAAGAAGACACAACAGGACTTGGCTACTTGGACAGATGAGGAGTGGGGAAGCCAAGAGCAACATCGTGCAAAGGAGAAGGGTAAGAAAGCACCTTCCAAAACAAAGGGAAGATACATGCCAAAGGCCACATACAAAAGAACCCCAAAGAAGACATTGGACTATCAAGACAGAAAGAAAAGGAAGGGTCGTAAGAAAGGACAGCAACATGTCCCAACAGGAAGGAAGTTCTCTCAGAAGTGATTATCATGCCGATTCGTAAAGTCAAAGGAGGATACAAGTGGGGCAAGAAGGGCAAGGTCTATCGCAACCGCAAGGATGCGGAGAAACAAGCAGCCGCCGCTTATGCTTCAGGATACAAGAAATCTATGGATTGGTTTGATACACTAAAGAGGGAGAAACACCCTGCTTTGAAAAGAGCAGGTGTGAGTGGTTTCAGTAAACCAAAGAGAACTCCTAAGCATCCTACTAAATCACATGTAGTGGTTGTCAGAGATGGTAAGAAAGTCAAGACTATTCGCTTTGGACAACAAGGTGCAGATACAGTAACCGAGAAGAATCCAAAGGGAAAGAGAAAAAAGAAGCAAGCCTCGTTCAAGGCTCGTCATGCTAAGAACATCAAGCGTGGGAAGACCTCTGCTGCGTATTGGGCGAACAAAGTAAAATGGTGATAAAATGGAATGGTGGAACATAATTAAGCAAACTGATATGGAGATGCCTGATGCTGGTATGGAAATGGATGCAGAAGAAGGTGGAATAAAACCTGCTAAAGACATGCATGAGGCAAGGGAACATCCTGTTGACCCTGCTATTGCAGAAGAAATGGAAAAGACGCTATACGGTGGTCAGAAGAAACTCGATAAAGACAAAGATGGAGACATCGATGAAAAGGATTTGAGACAACTAAGGGAGGAAAAGAAATGACAGAAGAAAAGAAAGGAGTAAGAGAACTGGAAAGAGAACTAGCAAAAGCAAGAGCAGAGCAATACGCTCACCACAGTAGAAGTGTGACGAAGAACAGGGACTTCTCTGTGGGTGGTATCGACCCTAATGCCGTGAAGAAGGAGAGACCTGATACAGCAGATGTTCCTGATGCAGTTCTACTACCTAAGAGAAAGAGAGCGAAAACACCCAACAATCCGTGGGGATGATTATCTTGGCGCAGGATTTCATGGATATCTTGCGTATTAAGAAGGAAGATGATGATGAGGAGGAGGGTGCTGTTACAGAAGCACCTGAGTTTGTTGGTCCTGCTGGAAATGAAAGAAGAATAGACCCTTCGGAAAAAGAAGGCAAGACCGGAACAGAACTGGTTGATGAAGAGAGAAGGAAGAAAGAACGTGAGGCCAAAGAAGGAGAGGAACTGGCAGAAGCAGACAAGAAACGCAAATTAGAATCTGCAACAACAATCTCAATGTGGAAAGAGATTCTAGAGAGATACAGCAAAACGAATGATGTGTCAGACCCCTCTATGAGAGGAACTATCAGAGAGTTCAGTAAGTCATATCTAATTCCTAGAAGTACAAGTAAGAATAAGATAGACAACTTCTATCAGAGTATAATCACCCAAGAAGCAGACCCTGAGTTGCTCAAGTTATTCTTTGATGATGCAAAAGACTTGGGGATAGAAATATCGGGCGATATAAGTGGAGTATCAATAGACCTCTCGAAAGTAGAGAGAGAATACAACGGCAGACAATCTCTTGAGGTTCTAAGGTCATTCTTTGAAGATGCTGCTGGTATCAAGAGAAGTGTGTTGACTGGACAGAAAATGTCAGACAGTGCGTTTAGGAAAATAAAGGAAATGCTAAGAGACACTCAAAGCATAGATGTAGATGAACTAGGGACAAACCCTAGCGTACTATTATCTCAATTCAGACAACTTGTTCTGACTCTAGATAGGCTCAAGGAAGAGCAAGAAAAAACGCTTTCCAAATCGGAGTCTACTATTGATGCCAAAGATAAAACTTGGGAATACAAACCCCAAGACGATGAAGAAGATATTACGGGAGGGTTCTCATATCTAGGAGAAAGTAGCGTGTTTGATAACTTCCGAAGTGTGGCAAAGACTGTCTCTCAGATAATCGATAAGATTGAGGAGATGCTTCAACATGTTTTGGATTTGAGAAACATGGAAGAAGACTCAGACAAAGCAAATGTGTTTGACAACACTAGAAAGAAGATGATACAACTTGTTAAAGTAACAGTTGGAAACTTTGAATTTATTGTTGGAGAGGATGAATTAAGGGCAATTAAAATTAACTGAGCATACACAGGAGACAACCACATGACATGGCAGGAGATACTGAAAGCCTCCGAGTTTCTAGAGAAACTAGAGCCTAAACAGAAGAAGAAGATAAAGAAACTTCTTCAGTCAACTCAGCCAACTGAGTATATGGGACAGGAGATGACTAAGTTAGAGGAAGTCATCAAAGAGATGGAAGACCTCGACCTAGTGAAAAATGACAAACTGCTTACCAAGAAGATGAAGTCGTTCCGTGAGAAGAACCTAGACATACTTGCAAGTGCTGCCGAACTTCGCAAAGACTATCAAACGCTGTATGACCAAATCAGAAGTGTAGCGTATCCAAAGGGAGAGAAGGAGGAGAAGAAATGAAACTCAGAATCGTTGAAGATGTAGAGTGGCATAAGGGTATGAGTCTTCCAATGCTAGGTGATTTAGAATGAGTTGGTTTGAAACACTAAAGGGAAGTTGTGGCACAGAGAAGTCAGATGAGATGGCAAGAGTTACAACAACGGCCTCCACCGGACAAGACAAAGAAGCGGCCAAGAGGACTGAGGATAAAGAAGCAGAACTACTGGCTATGATACGAGAGAGAAACAGAAAAGCGAGGGAAAGCAGATGAGCAAAAAAGAAGAAAAAGATGAAATGTTACTATTAATGAAAGAACTTGTGAACAAGGTGAATGCCTTGGAACAAGCGGTATACAACAAAGACAACATACTGATGAAGTCAGGTTTCGTTGTTCGTGAGACTCCAACACCAGCAATGGGCAATACACAAGTCCCTGATGGTGGTCAAATGTCTTGGGATGAGATTCGCAAGATGACGGAGAAAATGGGGTGAGATGAATGCCTGAGAGAGTTACGAAAGAAGAGAAAATAGTTGAACTAGCAATACTGAAAGCCAAAGAAATTCTACAAGAGGCAGAGCATCTTGGCACATTAGAACTTGATGAGGATGTCATGGGAGAAGAGATGAAAGTCAAGAAACCCAAGAAGAACCCTTCTGAGGAGAAGATGCCTCAGTTGAGCAACATCGATGGCAAGGAGGATAAGACCAATGATGGAACTATGAAGAAATCCATCTTGGCTGCTGTTGATGACTTGCTGAAAGTGATGGCAGAGCAACAAACAAGAGATGTAACAAGTGGTGCGATGAACGTATCAATGAACAGAATAACCGAACTTGCAGCCAAATTAAGAGAGGCTAGTGGAGACAAGGCAACTAGAATTGGTAACGATTTGAAAAGAGAAGTCGATAAACTCAGTATGTTAACAACAAGTGGTCTTCCTTCTAAAGATATTGAGAGAAGTCCTGAAGCACGAAGGTTTTGATGGTGGATGACAACATCAGGCGTATCCTTTGAGAAGGAAACTAAGGCTCTATCAAAAAGAGTTCTAGATTTCTTTGAGAGGGTGCGTTATGCATACCTATCTGCAAAGGAGAATCCGAAGGAATACGGTAAGAAGTGGAAGTCAACTGTGAAGTCTATTCGTGAGGAATATGATGGCTTAGGAGAGTTCGCCTCAGAACTGAAAGACAGTATAACAGAGAAGGAACTCTTCGATGACAAGGTATTCGATGCTGAGAGCCTTCTTGCTAGAAGAGTCTATGAAGATGTAAAGAGAATGAGATTCGAGTCGAAGGGAGCATCTGACCCATTCTCTGAGCAACTAGGAGACAAGGTTCTAGAGGTTCTTCTAGAAGACAAGGCAACATTCGCAGCATTCATCCATTATGCATTGCGAAGCCATTCAAACCCAATACCAAAGAAGGCATGGCAAGAGAATGACCTAAAGCCCGATGAGATAACTCAAGGATACATGGGTCTAGACTTAGAAGACAAAGACATTCCCCTATACATAATAGAGCATTATGGTGACGACAAGGACTCTAAAAGAGTAAAGGGTAAGTTCAAGGAAGCAAGAGAGTTACTAGAGAAGGTATATGATGAGAGTTACTCAGAGGAAAAGTGGGACTCTCTAGTAGAGGTTGACATTGCAAAGTCAGAAGAGGAGAAGGAGGACATTGATTTCATAATACCGAACAAACCAATGTATCGAATATTTGAACTCGATGATATGAAGGACATCAAGGGATTGAGCGGTGAGTATGTTGTTCAAGAGAAGTATGACGGAATGAGAATACAGATTCACAAGATGGGAGATAACATCAAGGTATACTCATACAACGAGAAGGACATCACTGATAAGTGTCCTGAAATAGTCGAGAAGATGAATAAGAAAGGGATAGGAGATTGCATACTGGATGGAGAACTGCTTCTCTTTCAAGGAGATGAGGCACTACATAGAGCAAGTGTGATTACTCATGTGTTCAAGAAGAAGATACCCGATACTAAACTAAGGGCGCATGTGTTTGATGTGATGAAACACGAAGGAAAGGATTTGATGGATGAGCCTCTAAGAGAGAGAATCAACATAATGTTCTATCAATACTCACAGCATTCTTCTGAAGAACTTGCTTTCCCATCCAAGAAAGATACTAGAATCGCTGACTCCATGAAGGAAGTCGGGGAGTATGCAGAGAAGATAATGGAGATGCCAACCTCAGAGGGCGTTGTAATCAAGGACATAGAATCAACTTACTACATGGGTAGGAAGAAGAACCCGAAGTGGATTAAGTGGAAGAAGTTCGTTGACCTAGATGTGATAGTTCTAGAGGACAAGAAAACGAAGAGTGGCCTACATTCCTATACAATGGGTATTGGTCCTCTCACTGCTGAACAGACTAGGGAAATGAAAACAATGGAACTTGATGACAAGAACTACCTTCCTGTTGGTAAGGCATTGAATACCAAAGTCGAGGTTGATGTTGGAAGCATCATTCGTGTAAAGGTGGATGAAGTCACCAAGAAAGGAAAGGGATTCAGTCTCTATTCTGCTAAAGTGATAGAGTTACCTGAAGTGGATGAGTCTGACAAACTAGAGACTCTAGAGCAATTGGCAACCAAGACAAAGAAGGCATTGATGCCAAAGCATCCATTCATCAAGCCATCTGATTTGGCTAATCCATTAACTGTGATAGCAGAGTTGCAACAAGAGAAGAAAGACAAAAAGAGAATCAAGAAGTATATTGTGACTGATTATGTTCATGGAGAAGCAGAGATAATCTGCAAGCATGAGTTAGATGGATTCACTGTTTATGGTTTCGATGGAGACCAATTGATGCAGAAGAATGCATTGCATAACATGGATGTATGGAAGGAACAACTAGAGAAACTAATGAAGTCTAGGAAATCAAAACTAAGAGTAGCAATTAGGAAGATAATAGAGGACAATCAGAAAGCAATGGAGTTTGATGAACTAGAAGAGAAACTCAGAGTAACAGAAGAGGATGCCTATGATGAAATCTTTGAGGGCAAGCCAAAGAATCTACTATCTTGGATGAAGAATCAAGATGCATTCGTGTTCCTTTCACCTAACAGGTTTGATGTATCTCCTGAGAATATAGAGAAGGACGAAGATGGTGAACTAGCAGGAGAGTTTGAAGTTCGCCAACGTGAAGACGGTAACTTGGATTTTGTCATCCAAACAGACAAAGACAGAATGGCTTGGTTAATAGACTTAGAAAAGCCTGAAGACATCTTTGACTTATTCGGTAAGTCCGGCAAGTATCCAGCGAAAGTATCTGAGAAGATAGACAGCACGAAGATAATAGACAGTGGAGAACTTATCTTCGGCGTTCAACGAGATGGGTATCATGAATATAGAATGGAAGGAGACAAGTTCCAAACTAGAATACACTTCAGGGTTGTTCCCCTAGATGAGAAAAAGTCTTGGATTGTATTCACAGGCAAGAAACAAGACATGTTGGACGATACATCTGATGAGGGAATCATCGATATCACAAAGGACAAGTATAGCAATTTAGAACTACCTGAATAACCACCTACTTCATATAGTAAGAAGTTTAGGTGCAGTGAGTGTTTGCTGAACAGGAGGTATTGATTAGACAGGAGAGTTCTAGTGATTTCACTATTCTCAAGTCAGATAATCTAGTAATCGGAGGATATGCATCCATCGAAATAGTAGATAAGCAGAATGACTTGATTACACTAGAAGCATTAGAAAAAGCCGTTAAAGATTTCATGAGTGAGAAGTCTTACAGAAACGTCATGTCAAATCATTCCAACGTTCAGGTAGGAGAGGTGATAGAGCAATACCGTGATTCCAATGGTACATTACACAAGACAGGTGTAGATGGTGTCGGATTCTATGTGGTTATCAAGATGAGAGATGACATAGAGAAGGCAAAGGAAATAAACAGAGGAATCAGAAAAGGCACATTACGTTCCTTCAGTATCGGTGGACAAGCGATATCAAAGAGAGAAAGGAAATCGGAGGAATACGGGGAATACAACGAGATTGACAACTTGGAGTTGCATGAAGTTACTATATGTGAAAAAGGAATAAACCCTGAAGCGAAATTCGACATTTTGAAAGCGAAAGGAGGTAAAGAAATGACGGAAAAATTGACGAAAGCACTGGAAGAACTCAATGGTCTGCTAACGCAGGTTCGTGAGGTCACTGGTGAAACAGTCGCAAAAGAAGATGAATTGGAGACAATGGAAATGAAAGAAGACGAAAAAATGATGACCGAAAAGGAAGAAGTTGAGAGCATGGACATGGATGATAAAATGTCTATGAAGGAAGACGAAGTTGAGAGCATGGATATGGAAGAGAAGGCTCTTGATGAAGACTCAACTAGAGACTATGAGGCCGGAGAGGAAGTAGTAAGTGGCGGAAGGCCAAAGGCTGCTCCTGCTGCCCTATCAGTCTCTAAGGGTCTTGAGGGTTCTGACTTCACAACTCTCGACCTCAGTGCCGAGAACGTAGAGAAGGCTTACGAGGCTTACAAGGCAGAGCAACTAGAGGCAATGGCTTACGATAACCTATCGAAGCAATTCGCTGAGAGATTCGCTGCTGAACTTGAAGTCAAGAAATCAGCCGCAGAGAGAGCAGAGTACGATGCTTCGTCAGAAGTAGCCGCTCTCAAAGAGGAGTTTGCAGAACTACGCAAGTCCCTTACTGCAAAGGATGATGAGATAAGGAAAGCAACAGAAGTCGCTTTCTCTCTACCTGAAGGATTCCCAACAACTGCTGATGCAGTTGCTGAGATGTCATGGGGAGACATACACAACCTCGCAAGGAAGGTGAACTAAAATGAGTGGATATATTAACACAGTAAAAGACTTAGAAGCAGCCACCTACGGCTATGCTGGCGCACAGGGCAATGCTCTGCTAAAGGCTGCTGGTGTTGTCGGTGGTTTCGGAACGCCCCACGATGCAGCAAGCAACCCGTTTTCTGCTGCTAGTGGATTGGGAGACCTATACAATGTTCTCTACGGACAGAAAGTATGGTCTATGCTAAACCAAGAGGTTAACCCTCTTGCTATGCTTGCAAAGAGACCCTACACATCCAGTGGATGGAGAGTCCTAAAGAGCAGAGCGCAGGGTGGCTCAGGTTCTGCATTCGGAATCGGAACTGGTGCTGAAGGTTCAGACACACCAAGAGCAGACAAGATTGGTGGTGTTGGTGAGAACGCAACTCTAGGAACTGGAAACGATATCCCACCAATTGCACCTCAGTATGAGAAACTATACGTCAGTCCAAAGACGATTGCTCACTTGTTTGAGTTCTCGGAACTTGGTATGGAACTTGCTGCTATTGATGACGGTGTTGGTGACATTCGTGCAATCGTTAGAGAGGACATGGGTAAACTACACGCAGAGACTCAGAGCAAGATGCTAGTCATGCCTCTTGAGAGGTATGATGACGGAACTGCAACAACCATCGAGCGAAACTACACATCTCTAATGAAGATAGTTTCCTCTGCTGGTGAGATTGCTGCTATGTATAACGCAAACCTATTGGACACTGGTGCTAACAACGGAGACAACTCCGCAGTTGTCGCTGATGTTGTAAGGCTGTTCGGAACTTCCCGAACTGTCTCTATATCCAGCAACGCTGCAACTGGAACTGCTTCCTTCTTGGACGCAGAGGTTGACTTCGGTTCAGGATATGCTGCTGGCGATGCTAGAGTTCTAACTCTAACCATGCTTAATGACATGATTAGGAGAATCAGGCAGAACGGCGGAAACCCGAAGGTTATCCTAACTGGATACGACACAGTTCAGCACATTGCTGACTTGCTACAAAGCCAAGAGAGGTTCATGGACAGGAAGGAGATTGTTCCAACCCACAACGGAGTTCGTGGAGTTAAGGGACAGGAAGTTGGATTCAGAGTTGCAACATACTACGACATCCCAATCATCCCAACCAAGGACATGCCATCTACTGGTAGCAACACAACCAACGAGTTGAGTGACATACTCATCCTAGACACAGACCATCTGTGGCTATCGGTTATGAAGCCTACTCAGTATTTCGAGGATGGTATCACTAGTGGAAACCCATTCGGTGTTGGCAAACTTGGAAACCAAGGAATGTACCGAACGATGGGTGAAACCGGATGTTCGTTCTTCAAGGGACAAGGAAAGATAACCAACATCAAGAGTGCTTGAGGTGATTAGAGTTGACACACGCTGTTACTCTAGTTGCTGACCATAAGGGCGTAACTGCCCCAAAGGTCGCAGGTGACGAGTATGTTGTTGATGCAATAGTCAACATAACTGCATACGTTCAGGGTGGAATAACCCTGACTGCTGCTGAGTTGGGTCTGTCTTCCCTACACTGTGTTCTTGTAACTGGTGTAGAAGAGATTGGACACAGTGCAAGAGCCGTCATCAGTACCGCAGGAGCATACGAGTCAGGAACAAGTGCCAAACTTATCCTGTCTACTGGCTCTGCACAACAATCAGGTACAGGAGATGAAGGCATGGTAAGAGTCCGTGTCTATGGTAATCTCTGAAATGACAATGATTAAGTGATAACGTAAAGTAGTGGCCTCTGCCCCTAATACGGGGCAGGGGTTACTACCACAATAAAAAGGTGAATAAAATGGCAAAAGTAAAGTTAGTTAGACATAGACCAACTGGCCCTCTCATCTTGAGAAGAGGCGGTCAAACATACGCATTAACAGCGCAAGAAGAAACAAAAGTTCCGTTAGGAATAGCAATAGGAATGCTAGGAGATAGCGGATTAACTGTTGAGTTAGATTCAACAGACTCAGGTGATATACTCGGACTCAACGAGTATCTCCTAAACCTACTCAAGAAAGAGTTCGACCTTGAGGGAGATGCAAAGGCAGTAAAGGCTGCACTATTCCCCTCTGAGAAGAAGTCTTTCATTCCAAATCTGATTAAGGATACTCCCGTAGAGGAAGAGCCAGCAGCAGAAGAGCCAGCAGCAGAAGAGCCTGAAGAGGTTGAAGAAGAGGCTGTTGACTACTCACAATATACAGTGAAGCAACTAAAAGAAATGCTTGAGGAAAAGGGACTATCTACTGATGGCAAGAAAGCCGACCTAGTGGAGAGAATGTCGGAGGCAGAGTGATGTCATCACCTACCTGCAACAGCACAGGAGTTCTATCTACAAGCACTGTCGCAGTAAAGCATCACTGCAAGATAATGAGCGTTCATGCCACATCAACGGCTAACGCTGTAATGACTGTCAAGATTTGGGACAGTAACGACTCATCAACATCAGGCAAGAAGGAGGTTGCCCGACTAGTTCTACATGCAGGAGGCACTGCTCAAACCATCGAGCAAGACCTACATGGCGTTCTTGTAGCCAATGGAATATATGTTCAGATTACTGGCACAGGAACTGTTTCTGTAAACTTTGCTTGAGGTGATTACCATGCCAAGTATAGATACAGATACTAGACTAATAATGACTGTTCTATTCGTTGGAGCAGTTAGCGGTGTCAATGTTTACTTCTTCTCGCAATACGGTTCTACCTTTGTGAGTGCCTATGGTCCTTACCCAGTGGCTATGATATTCGGGGTTCTAACCGTAGGAGGGATAGTGATACTGAAAGCACTATTCGATTTGATGATTAATGATTACATAGAGGACTTCCTACTTCAGCGACAAATCAATGCTTATTGGAACAGAAAGGCAAGAGATGAGGAAAACCGAAAGAGGGTAAGAGAATCCTTCAGAGGCTTCCAGCAGCAGTTTGGCACGACAGCATACGGAGACCAAAATCTACCAGTAATGCAACCAACCGCTCAAGAAGTGCAAACGGTCAGTCCAACTTTCCTAACAGGTTTCAATGAGTGATTTAAATGGTAAGTGAAATCCTATTTGGGATGGATGAATCTACTCTAGCCTATGACCTTCAAAGAGCGCACTCTGCTGATGTGTGGTTTCTAAGAGCAAGGTTTTGGCTTTGGGGAACATTCGCATCTATTGCAAGTTTCTTCTTAGGACATGCAGTAGCAGTGTTTGGGGTTAACCTATTCTCAGGTGGATGGCACATACTAACTTCTCTTTGGGGCGGTCATTGACTTCTCAACCATTTTAATGCTCTGCGACATCCGACTCACTGACGAGGTGATAGTGTGTCGGTAATGGCAGGTTTTGCAATACTGATTGTAGAAGCAATGAACAAGTTATATAATCGGCTTCACGCTATCAATTTCGGCATCTATGGTGCAAGTCAAGCAGGTAAGACTACACTGCATAAACAACTGATGACTAGAGGAGAAGTGCCTGAAATACAGAAACGTACAGTAGGCAGACACAGGGCTACTCGCAAATTCGTCAAATTAGATGGAGATGCTCATACTGTAAAGACTGCTGACATAGGTGGGCAGACTGTCTATTGGGAAGAATGGGTTAGAGACATGCGAGGAAGGCATGTAAAATACATCATCTTCATGTTCGATGACAGACATCTAAGCAAGCACTATGACATAGAGCAGCAGTTATCTTGGACATTTCTAGTTGATACTATCTGCAATCCGTATTGGACAATTGGTGGTAGAAAGAAGAAGAAGCAAGACCACGACTATCCCTTGGCTGTCGGTCTTTGGGCAAACAAGTATGACTTATGGAAAGACAAGTATCCCTATGATGGAAAAATAGAGAATCATCCTATTTTTGAATCTTTCAAACCGGGATTGCAGAAGTTGAATGAAACTGGAATACCTTGTCATAAGTACATAGTGAGTGCTAAGTCAGACTCTGAAATGGTTTATCGTGGAATATTAACAATGATAAAAGACTACTGATGCGTCAGATTAGTCAGGTCTTACCGCAGGGTAGACCTAGATTGGTAGGAGAAATAGAAAATGTCCATGCAATTTAACCCCCCTAGTTTGATAGGAGCAACGAACGCAACAGTGAATGCTGGCCCTAATCCATTCATGGATAGGTTGACTGCTGCAAGAGCAGCAGGGCCAATAATGGCTTATGAGTATAAGGCATTGAAACCAAAGAAGCAGTTGAAAGAAATAGTGAAGGTGTTGAAACCTGAGAAGAAAACTTTCCTCAAGATACCTTACTCCTTCAAGTACAACTACAAGGATAGATGTGTCATATGTGGAACACAGAAATTTTGGACAGCAGACGACACTAGAAGACCACCGCTTCCACTGCACAAGGTTCGCAAGGGATATCCAATGAGAGGAACATACTGTGAGAAACATGCAGCGATACACATGCAGTATGAGATGCTAGAACAGCAAATACTAGCAGAGGAACATGGGCTTTCATTCAGTGCTTATATCCCTTCTGCTAGGAGTCTCAATCCAGTAAACCTAGTAAAGTCAGGGCCGATAACACAACTGAAGCAAGAGGATATTAATTCTCTTACATCTCTAGGATGGACAGTAGAGCCACCAGTTAGTGAGAACTCATCGAAGGAAGAGCAACTCTATGCTCTGATGATACAGAATACTGCCATGTCTGCTAAGATTAAATCTTTATTGACCGAAGGCGTTAAGATTGAGACACAGGAAGGTGGCGAGTGATGGGTGTATTCGGAACGAGCAACTCGGCTTTGTCTTCTCAGATTAATACAATGGGGCAAGCCAACTTTAAAATGACTAACAATCTCTTAACTTTGCAAGAGAATCATGTGGAAGAATTCTTTCAGTATCATGGAGAACAGTTTCTAACTTCATTTGAGAAAATGCTGGAAGACGTAGTGACTAGAGTTGTCAGTCAGATGCTAGTCAAAATGAAATTCGTTTCCAACACCAATGGTGACTTGGAAATACACCCCGACTCACTATCGGAGTTTACCACCATCACGCAAGAGAACATAGACTTGGATATTGTGAATCTACTATCGTCTGCTGTTAACTCGGAAGTCATCATGCAGAGAAGAATGGCAAAGCAACAGTATCTAGAGTCACAAGGCTTTGCTTCACCATCACAAGAAACACAGATGGGTAGTATGCCACAACAGGGCGCACCTACTAACATACAGGGCGTACCTGCTATGGGAGGAATGAACCAGCAGATGATGCAACAGCAAATGGCTTTCAACAATCAATCAGGATATCCTATTCCACCTGCTGGATATGACCAATACAATAACCCGTATTGGATAGACCCCAATACTGGTCAACCATCATACACCCCACCAACTAGTGGTCTTGGACTGGCTGGTGCTTTGAGTAAAGGGGTTGCTTGGGCGAAGTGGTTGGCATAGGTGGAATTTAATGTATGAGTTTGACTATCGACAGCAGTAATGATAGCGACTTAGAAGATACATTTACTCTGACCGAAGCAGATGTCAAGGCTGCGACTGTTACCCCCACTACTGATGCTTCTGTTATTCTAAGGACATTAGTTCTAAAGATGCTTCAGAGTCAAATGAAAAACAGTAGAAGATTCACACGGCAAACAGTCAGGAGAGACTTTAGAATATTGATGTCTCTTACAAAAGAGGATTTCAAAACAGAGGAAGAGTTTGCACAGTATAAAAAATACATAGGGGAACTTGTGGAGAAAGCACTATCCCTTCCTGTGGCTAAAACTGTTGATGAATTAGAGGATAATCTACCGGGAAAGAAAGGCTCTGCAATGTTTGAGTTGTTTGGTGGAGGCTCAATGACAAGAGATGATTTCAAAACGGACGAGGCATATGAGGAATACAAACGAAGCATAGAGGGAAAACCTTCTCCTGTTGCTACTAATATAAGAGAGAAGGACGTTACATTCCAGCAATTACTGCTTCCTGCCTACTTGGGTCAGACGTATGAAGGGAGTTCTAAAACAGGCAAACCATCTAAGGTAATGGAGACTGTTGATAAAGATAAGAGTCTCTTCGATGAAAGTAAGATTGGGAAATACCTAGATAAAAACGAGAGTGATGCATCAACGAAAGGCAAGATATTCTATACATGGGATTTGGAGGCATATCTGAAAGCACTATTGAAGGATGATGGGTTTGATGATTTCGACAGTGACCATTTGAGGTTAGTTCCTAACAAAGAGAAAGAAACCGCTACGCTAAATTCCACTAGAATGAATACCCTATTAGGCATAAACCCCCCTAAGATGAATATTACTATGAGATTCGATGGTGAAAGAAACAAAGTCATACCTTCTAAATACACACTTGGCGATAGAGAGTATGATGCCAAGGTAAAGACTGAAAGAGAGAAAGCCGCAAAGTATCTGCTTTCCTTCATAAAACTCACCAAAGAACAAGAAGATAAAATCGCTAAGGAAATCTTAGAGAGGTCAAACTTCATGAAAGCAAGAAGAACTAGAGACAGGGATAAGAAGATGAGAGGTGCAGGGCGTGAGCCAACTGTTTCCGAACTCACTAGAAACTATCTAGACTTAGATGTGGGAAAGATGACCTTTGTTATATCTGTGAGTGGATATCAATCCATCCTAAAGGGAACTATATCCGCAGAAGAGAAACAAGATGTTCTTGACTATGGTTTGATACTAGACAAGACAGGGGAATTAAGATTAGCAGAAGAAGGTGCTTTCGCTATCACTGAAAGAGATAAGGTGGAGGGCATATCTGATATAGTCAGGGGGGTTAAGACCTTCATGGCTAAGACCCGGAAATTCAGGAGTTGAATAAATGTCAAAACTATCATCCCCAAGTGACTTTACGAATATCAATCCAAACTACTCGCAAGGAAGAGGATTCTATACTACGCATAGTGATGTGTCACAGTTATTGCAGATAGCAGCATTCAGTTCATCTACTACTCCTTCTATCGCAGAGGTTGGAAACCTAATCAAGAAAGCAGAGGAGAGAGTAGATGATGTCGTAGGACATTCTTACCGACCAGTAATCTACCATCATGAGTTTCATGGCTTTGAGGCTTTCAAGATGGGTGCTTATCCAGTAAATAGATTCAAGGATTACATTGGCTTTGTTCAACTAGAGAGACCTGATGTTCAGAAGATTGTAAGGCTAGAGGTATGGCAGGGAACTGAGTATGTTGACTTGGCATCTGCCTCTGCTAAGATAAAAGTCCCATCGAGTCCCACAGGAGGCTCTTGGGTTATTGCTCTAGGTGTAGGAGCATACACATTCAATATTACGAAGGGAACTGATTTCTTCGACAACTATGGCCCAAAGACAACTGCTAGTCAAATAGCAGATGCAATCAATGAGGTCTTCCCACACAAGACTGCGAAGTTTACTGGTGAGACTTCTGCCAAGACTGTCACTGCAAATGGTGCGCCTACTGTGAATGTGTCTGATTTCTTCTATGCCACAACGGACAGCGAAGCAGGAGACACAGTTGTAATTTCCTCACTCTTGATGGGAGAGGATGGTTCTGCTTGTACGATATCATCAACAGTTGGCACAGTAACTCAGTTTACAGATAATCAAAATCAAAAGAGGTTGGGAGACTATTGGACAATTGACAAAGATGGCAAGATATTCTTCTTGAAGAACTACCCATTCCTACATTCACATTCTGTTCGTGTCACATATGTTAGTGGAGAAAAGAGAGTACCTGCTACAATACATGACGCTGCCACAAAACTAGTTGCAGCCGAGGTCATAAGACATGATGACAACTCAATACTCATTGCTGAGACAGGCTCTAACATAGACCTGAAAACTAAGCACGATATACTTCTTGAAGAGGCTAATAAGATACTAAATGGAAAGAAGGATATCATACATTTCATTGATTAGTGATACTATGAGTGCAGAACAGAAGTTTCTTGAGATTCTAAAGAAGGAACAAGAAAGGAATGAACTTCTGAAAGACATGGAGGATATCATAGGATTCGATGTTAGTTTCTCCGATGAGATGGTTATGAGGAATGCTAGAGATGCGTTTACTAAGGCGTATGATAAGGAACTTAAGGAGAAGTTGAAAATATGGATGAAGTAACATTAATCATCAGGCTTCTGCAAGATAACTGGTCATCATCGGCGGCGGCTTTGGTCAGTGCTGGTACGATATCTGCCAGTCACAATGCCACTCCTAAGTTCATTGACATACGTTCGATAGAACCTCAAGAGGGAAGAAGGGTAGACATAGATTCAGAATCTGTTATCATCGTCTTTGAGGATAGTTCTGCTACATCCTATCCAACCATAGATTATGCTGCTAGAAATGAGGACTTTTCATTCACTCTTCATCTAAGAGTTCTGCATCGAAGAGACATGACTAGTAACACGTTTTCTAGAGATAGACTAGAGGCTCTTTACAAGATAGTCAGATACATCTTTGAAAACAATGCTTTTAGGCCAACTGTCTATGCAACACCCGCCGATAACACTTCGGCGGCTTTGGGAGATGCAGATTTAGTAAGATTAACATCTAGAAATGAGGCTAATGATAGAGGGAAAAGACTATTGGGATATAAGATTGGAGTCGAGATGAAGAGGTTTGCTAGGGCAACATGAGGGATTAGAAAATGGCAAGTAATGAAGTATTCGTAGGCGCAAATGCACAAGTAGGGATGAGTCCTGAATTGGACTTGTATTTTCAGGATGCTGTTCTTTCAAGCAGTACAACTCTAACACTATCAAGCGGTCAGCAAACCCTAGTTCATTTAGTCCCTGATTTGTATATCGGTTGCACTGTGAAGATTGGAGCATTGGCCTCAAACGATGCAACCTCATACCGAACTATCGTAGACAACACTGCAACAACGATAGTCATAGATTCCGCACCAGTTGACTCCAACGGCAGTGCAGTAACTTCGGGAACTATGGATGCAACTATACTTTCGTTTGGCGCACCTCTATACGCTTCTAGAGATGGCGGTACTAATCCTAGAATACACTCTGATAGTTGGCTAGGACTAGTCAATACATTCACACCACCAAGCGTAGAGGTGGAGATGAAGCAACTCAACCTTGCTGCCGCAGGTGGTAGGAACTTCGACTATCAGTACAAGGGAGCGGAGACAGTAAGCGGAGGCTCATTGGATATCTCTCTCAACAACGGCTCTTGGCTTTACTACGCACTAGGCAAATTATCCTACACCCTTTCAGGGACACACGCTACTCTATCCACTTCAAACGGAGAGAACGCAATCGCTGTCAATGCATCAGCAAACAGGATACTCAGGTCTTACGAACACAACAACTATCCAGAGATAGACAGTGGTGGTTCTGACTTGGCTATCAGCAACTTGCAAGTATACAATGGCTCAGACATGTTCAACTACACTTTCAGTGAAGCAGATGATGACGTTCTTCCATCTTTCGCTCTTGATGTGGTATACAGGAAAGCAGGACACACTAACACCACTGCTCTAGATTCCCTATCCCCTAACGAGAACATGTACTCTAGAATCTTCACAGGATGTCAGGTAAATACTCTCACTCTGAACTTTGAAGAGGGTCAGGAACTAAAGTGTTCAATGGATTTAGTTTCAAGAAGGGCTTTCGACCCTCCTGCTAACTATGTTCCTCTTGGTGGAAACGCATCCTTGACTGCTCTAAGCGATGCTGAGAATGGAAGGGGAATGGTCAATTACAGTTCCACTCTAACAGACAACTACCCATTCCTATTCTCTGATGGAGACATCACATTGTTCGGTCAGTCCTTGGGTAAGGTGAAAGGTGGTTCTCTTGTCATCAACAACAACCTACTGCCACAGAGGTTCATTGGCAACTACAACAGGCAGATTGCATCTGCACATCTACCCGGACAGAGAACATACGAATTGACTCTGACCATGCTCATAACAGATACGAAACTGTGGGATGAATTGAGAAACGATAACGAATCAACTGGTGCTTTGAGATTGAAGTTCACCAAAGACTCAGGTGAAGAGATAGACATTCAACTCGCTGATTATCTAATCAACTCAGTTACAGTGCCTTTCCCTGAAGACAAAGGGCCAGTAGAAGTAGAGGCATCTATAACAGCAAGGACTCTGACGACTGCTACCTATACAGGTAAGTGGGCGATAATGACTCTTGGCGGTAGTGCAACAGGTAATTAGGAGGCGTGACCAAGTTAGGTAACGCTATCCTTTTTTTCGATTCCACCAACACGTTTGTTTGTTGGTATATTAGTTAGGTGGAAAGAAAAATGACAGAAAGAAAAATTGTAAGCGATAAGACTAGGCTGTTCGCAAGAACAGCAACCGAATGCCATCAGGTTAGGGTAGCCCCTGACTCTGATGAATACCTCCAAGTTTGGATTAAAGAACCAACTTGGTTACAGGTAGAACAGGCGTTATCGTCTGTTATGGACATGGATGCTCAGGGTCAAACTATGGGCATCAATCTAAACAAGATGTATAGATACATGGTTGAGAACTTCGTAGAGAAGACCGAGCCTCAACTGTCTGCTACTGACTTAATTAGACTCAATCCCTATATTGGTTCACAACTAAAAGAAATACTCCCCAATCCCTTCATGGATGTCATGGGGGATGATACGGGAAACGAAAACTAATCCGAAGAGGTCTGAAAGGTGGAAGTGTAAGCAGTGAGGTGGCAATGAAGATTATGCTATACACTTACTGCACTACTTTCTCCATCAACCCTTTGGAGGCTTATGATACACCAGTATCGGTAGTAAAGGAAATGTTAGAAATACATGGCGAAGTGAAGAGACTGGAATCGGAGGCGTTGAAAGAAGGAACAAAGAAGTGATTGGTAATGGCAGTTGAGGATGATATCAAGGAACTCAGGTCAGAGTTTGAGGGTATTGACCGAGCCATTATCGATGGCGCAAAAAACATGAGAAACCTACAATCAACGCTCAGTAAGACAAATGCAGTTTTAGGTTCAAAGAATTGGGAGATATTCTCTCGATTCATATCGGGAACAGGACTTTGGAGAGTTCAGAATCGAGTCAAGGCTACTGTTCAACTTCTCAATGAGATGGCTAGTTCCACAGAGAGAAGAAGACTAGAGGAAGTAAAACAACTCAAGGTGTATGCGGAAATTGCAAACCAATCCAAAGAGATACAAGAAATACAGGCCAACATAGAAGCGGCTGAGAGTAGCACTGGAAAGGCTAGAGAAGCCGCAATAGAGAAATTGAAAGGACAATCAGTGATATTCAGTGGGCTTCTCTTTCAGTATCAAGACTCAAACAAGGCTCTCAAGGAAATGTCCCATCTGATGAGCAGACAGACTAAGGACATGGAGAAGTTAGAGAAGATTGCAACGAAAACAGCAAGAAGAAGAAAAGAAGGATTGATTGCCAATTCATTGACATTCAAGATGGTTAGTGGGTTAGAGCAGAAGATGAAGAGTGTCTTTGGTAGCACAAAGGGAATCGCCAATACTAAACTAAGCAATATCGCAGAGGCTGCTACTGATGCTAAGGAGGGTTTCTTTGGAATCAGCGAAGAGGAGATTGCTAAGAGATTCGAGGCAATGGGTCGCAGCGAGAGCGATAAAGACTCTGTAAAGATGGCTGAAAAGGGAAAGCCGGGCAAGATTGGAAACAAGTTTGCTAGTAAAGAGCAGATACAAGAGTTCAACGAACTAGTTAAGTTGGCAGAGGACAGCAGAAAGATGAGAAAGAAAGCCATGCGAAAGACTGCTGGTTTCTTCAAGTTCGCTGCCACGCCAATCACAAACATAGCAAAACAAATGGTCAGACTATCAAAGGGAATACTCTCCATTGTCAGATACATGGCAATGGCAGCAGGGTATCTCCTAATCTTAATGCTAGGTCTCACTCTGTTGAAGAGCGTATTCGATGAGACAAAAGACGAACTAGCAACAGGTTTCGCTGCACTGAAAGAAGTCTTTGCAATAGGGATGGCGATTGTATCACAAGGACTAGGTGATGCAAAGTCTGCAATACAGGAAATAATGAAGGCGTTTAACGAAGGTGATTTAGTTGGTATCGTTGAGGGTGTAGGGAGTTTACTATTAGCAGGACTCAAGATACTAGGTGGTTTACTAGTTGCTACATTGGGAGCAGTTCTTGTTGGCATTGGGACATACATCTCAGAACTTTACAAGCGGTTTTACGATGTTGCCATTGATAGATTCGGTAGTGTCAGAGCAGCAATAGTAGGAGCGTCATTGAAAGTAATAGGCATAATTGCAAAGATAGTGGCAGCAGTGGCTTTCCTCGCTGTGTTCTTTGGTGGTGGCTGGATTGCTCTATTAATTGCTGGAATTGCTCTAGTAATAATGAAAGCAGCAGACATACTGTATGAATACTCTGACCAAATAGCAGATGTCCTGTTTGGAATAAAGGACTTCATCATGGGTATTCCTGAATACATAATGGGATTACCAGCAAAGATTGCTGAGTATATCGGTGATAAATTCAAGGAAGCGTTGGATGTCAGAGGAAAAGCCAAAGATAAAATCAAGGGTGCATTCAGTAGTGCTAAGAACTTCATTGGATTAGCAGAAGGCGGAAAGATAAGTCAAGGTGGTCTTGCTGTTGTTGGTGAACGTGGACCTGAACTAGTGCAACTACCAAGAGGAGCGCAAGTACATTCTAACAGTGCCTCCAAAGCAATTGCCTCTTCAGTTACTAACCACATAACAGTGCAAGTCACAGGAAGAGTCGGTGCTTCTGATACTGAGATACGAGACATCGCAAACAAGGTGGCGAGAGAAATAAACTCAAGAATGAATAGGACATCAACATCGGTGGTGAAATTCTAATGGCAACAAGTGACAGTTACAACAACTTCAGCGTTTTTCTAGAACTACAAAGAAGGAATGAGATAGGCGGAGACAGAGCAGTGAATAGAATACCACTGTTTGTGACGGAGATAGGAATCAACACAAGCAAGACAGTTCCCACTCTACCAGTTCCCTTTGCTTCTATGGCAACTGGAAAGTCAGAGACTCTTGCTTTTGATATGGGTATAGCGAACAAGGCGATAAGCCTCACAGGAACGCTCCTGAATCAAAGGATATCCAAAGACACAGGAGAGGGAAGTGCATCTGCTAAAGAGAGGATACTAACTCCATTTGAGATGGCTCAACTGATACATTCCTATGTTGATAGCAGTGCAGCACAGGATGACCAGTCTATGAACAAACTCATCATTCTGATGCCTAGCAGAATCGATACTAATTTTGAGTACCATGAGAGTCACAACCCCGGTAGTGGATTGATAGGAACAGAGACCAAAGACATAACAGATTTACCACTCATTCCATTCACCTATGAGAATAGAAGATACGATGAGAGATTCAAGAGAGCGGCAAATGATTTCATAGACTCGACAACAGGAGTTTCTGATTTGATTGACATCTCTCCCCTCTCAGCATTCTCGGATGTTTCAGAGGTTGATGAGATAACAGGAATGTCAGGATTCATACGTTCCTTCAACACCACCTTCTCAGGTGAGCAAGCAAACGCTGTACCATTCACCTTGGAGTTTGAGGTTGCTAAGGTTCTAGCAGAAAACCCAATCAACAACATGTAGGTGAATGAATGGCAACAACAGCACATGTAGGAGATACAAGGGCATTGGTATTTCCTGTGATGTGCGATGGACACCTGAAGATAGAGTATGATGACTACAACAGCAACGACTTGACTGGAAGCAACACGATAGACGAGTCAAGACATCCTCTATGGGATTATGGAGGGCCATTCAGCATTGAAGCGATAGTAACTCCCTATGATGTAAATGGAGTCGGTCATAGAACATCAGGGCAAGGAAGGCTCGATAGCACAAAGACTCCTCCTAGTCCAAACCTATCACTAGACGACCAAGCAGATACTACATCCAATTATGAGAGTGTCAGTTACTTCGGAGCAGGTAGAGGAACACACAAGATGATGATATTCTGCAACGACTATCTGAAGTTCTACTTGCAGAATACAACATCCTCCAACTTCAATCAACCAGCAGAGTACAAGTTGGTTGTTGAACTCACAGACTCAATAGGTACTCCGATAAGCCACACGGTTGCTAGTGAGCCAGTATTCGTATCTAAGAAATCACTGACTGGATACTATGACCCTGATGGTCTTTACAGTGGTATAACAACAGACAAGACGAAAATAACCAGTAGTGCGACTGGCTCTCTTCCTACTGCGACAACTTCGATAACAGGAGACTTGGCTAGTTTCACAAACACTGCTGAAGTACAGGGTACTGCTACATTTACTGTAACTAATGTTCCCGGTTCTTCTCATCTAGACGTTGCTGCTTCTAGCGGTACAAAGGCAACGGGGTCAATAACATTCAGTAATAGTTGGAGTGCTACTCCAATAACATCGAGTACGTCTGCTAGTAACAACAATGCCATCATTCTCAGAAACAGGCAAACAGGCACAGGTTCTAGTTCCAATAAAACATACAGATTCTTTATGACAGATAATTCTTCTTCAGGTGGGTGGCCCAGTGAAATGCAGGGAACTGCTGCAAGAATATACACATATAGTGATTTATCGAGCATTACAAATGGGTTTTTGTTGCAATCACAATTGACTGAAAATGGCTATGGTTCAAGTGATACTCAAGTAGATGTCTTTGTTCCTCAGAGTGGTAGGGTTATAATCAATAGTACCACCGTCAATGGTGCGAATTTTAGATTGATGTTATTCAAGGCTATCAATGACGTAAATGGCACTGGGAGCAATCCAAGTTCGGGGTTGGATATCAGTGCTACAACATCCAACACTAGTGGGACAACAGGAACTATTTCCTTAGTGCAGGATGCCGAAGGTGCAGCAGGAAACCATAGTACCACGCCTAACACTGGCCCTGTTATTGGTTCGACCATTGCGAATAGTGATAAACTAACTGCTAGTACCTTCTCAGGAGGTACGGACGCTACGAGTGCTAGTAATGTGAACTACTACATGACAGTCAGATTGCGAAACTCAAATGGTACTTTAACGGCTGCTAAATACTTCAAGTTCTTTAGTGGTTCTTTCACAAATGGAGCATTGGATACTAACAGTACGACAAGCGTTAGTCCTGTTCATAAGGTTCTGATAGGAGGCAGTGAGGGTGTCACTGCTACTTATTTAGCAGAGGCAATCAATGCTGCATTCACAGGAACTGGCTTTGCGGGAAATCAGGCATCAGCCAGTGGGAGCGTGGTCACAGTGACTTCTCCAAGCGGAGCAGTCCAATCAAGTCAAACGTTAGCAAGAGTAAGTGGCTATTCTAGTATTATTTCAGTAAGCACCAATCAGTTTTCCAACTACTCTGCTGCAAGTACACCAACTGCATTCATCACTTTAGAGGATAGTGCTGGTCTCGTCAAGAAGTACAAACCAACTAAGGGAGAGAACAATGAGACTAATGGTTCTACTGCAACAGAAGGAAGCAATGATGTTGTCTTCTTTACAAATGTAACTGGTACTACCAACGACACGCAAACGACTGCTGAAAATTTAAGAAGTGCGATAAATGGAACTACGGGACACGATGGCTCTCTCACAGTAACTAGAAATGGTAGTGTGCTAACAATAGTAGCCGCATCAGCAGGAGACCAAGCAATTAGCAATACAGGAATAAATTCGGGATTATCAATAGGAGCATTCACCACCAATGTCAATGACATCAATGTAGGGTCAGGTGAAGCAGATGGAATAGGTGCTGGTAATGAGATATACAACAATGTCGGGACACTCATAGGCACTGTTTCTTCAGTAAGCGGAAACACGATTACACTTGCATCTGCTCCTGCTACAACAGTTACAGGAACGATATACAGAGACCAACAGAAGGAGGCTCTGTATTTGGAGCAACCAAGTAAGGTTGGTATGTCCTTTGATGGGAATACCATCACCTTGTATCTGAATAATCAACCAGTGAAGAGAGCGAAGGTGAACATCGGTAAGTTCAGATTGGATACGAGTCCGGGTGACTGCTTCATAGGACAGAATGGAACTCTATCTGCTACTGCTAGGAAGGCTACTCAATTCATGGGAGAACTCTATGAGATTGCATTTCACAAGTCTGCTACTCCTTGCCCTACCATCACGACTCTTACTCCTAATTACAGTGATACTCTGTTCTACTACTCCTTTGGTGATTGATAATGGCGAAGACAAACGGAACTATTCTCTATCCCTTGAAATCAGGAGTCAATGAGACTGATGCCAATGAAGCATATGCCAGTATGACTACTGAGTTCTCTTCGGGAACAGCATTCAAGGATGTATCAGTTAATCCTGTATTGAAAGCGACATATGTTGAGTCTGAGACTACCGGAACTGGCACTGCTACGTCTGATGTAGTTGCATCTGTCATATTCACCGAGATTAGAAAGGGGTCTCATGGAGGCTCTATATCAAATGACAAGGCTGACCAAATAGGAAATAGGCTTCTCCCTAATAATAAGACTATTGCTAACTACGCCACAACTAAGGAAACAACACCTCCTTTCAAGGTAAAGGCATACGATACTAGTATTAGCACAGGTGAGACAAATAGAAAGTTTGTATATGCAGATACCTCATTGGGTGATTCCGTTATCGACCATCCTGCTACTGATGTTGTTGCGTTGGACATAGAGAACTATGATTACTTCATTCTCCTAAACCCTGAGATATACGATTCTTCCACACAATCAGATACTGCAAGACCCCATTTCGCTAAGATAACTAGAATATCAACATTTGATGAGGTTGGTGATGGTTTGGAGTTTAGCCCTAAGTATCATGCACCAGTCCCAAAGGGAACTAACTTTGAGATATTCAAAGGGCCAGCAAAGACAGATACTGATGTCATGGCTGTGAGTTATGGTCTTCGTGGTGACAATCAGGCTTCGACAGACAACTATGATGTGCTAAACAGGGTCGATAGACCAACGTTCTACTTCTACAATGAAAGGTTGGAGCAGGATGACCAATTGGATTACATGGAGAAATACACTGTCACTAGACTACGATGGTATGACTATAATCCGAATGCTGGTGGGTCAGGTGGCACTGATGTTGGTTTCACAAGCAGTAGTGCTGCTTATTCAGCGTTTGAGGAGGGTAGTTCATCGAAGAAACTATTTGTGAATACAGGCAGTTATCCTAATTTTATGAATATAGTATTCCAAGGCATGTCGTTGTTCAATGACTCAGATGATAGTTTTGTTGGTAATGTAAAAACAATCAACACTAGTGATAACTCTATTGAGTTGGATTTCGCTAGACAAGCATCAACTGCATGGAGAAGTGGGTCATCTGCCTTTCTTTTAACATACGGAAAGGGAATACAGAATATAGTATTCCGAACAGAGGAAAAGCAAAAGGGAGTGATATCTAATATCGGTAGAGGGAAACTAGATGCGACTCTTGTGGATAATCTAAGGGCAACTGACGATAGTGATGGCAACTTCAACCCTATCTTTTGGCACAAGGCATTTCCAAACATGAAGAGACACACCTCTGATAGCACATCAGCGACATCAGCGACCCTTGATGGTAATCGTACTGGCCCTTCAAGATACATAACAGCAGACCCTAGACCCCGTAGGAATGATGTGATTCCACTTACTACTGATGTGATAGTCAATAGTCCTCAGAATAAGATGAGCAAGATGTTCAAGACTATGGCTATGAACAACTCAGGAATGTTGCCTTTCAAGATAAGACAAGGGCAGACATTGAAAGCAATGAAAACGGCCTTCAGTGACAAGGTATCATTCAAGCCTCTTCCATTCAAGGCATCTAAGGTAGATGGCGCAAATGAGATTCGATTCACAGATATGTTAGATACGCACGATTATGCTCTCTCTACGAAACTCGCTAGTGATTCCATCATCAAGGTAGACGGCTACTACTATGTGATAAATGCAGTACAAAGCAAGTCTTCAGGAACACAGGATGTCACTGTGAAGGCGAACAAGACGCTCAATGCTACTTCCTTCACTGTTGCTGCAACTGTGCATGAGTTCGATAACGCAGATGTGGAGATTGCTCATTGGACTGGCGTGTTGAATACAGAGAACTTCGATTCAGATACACAGGTCGTTTATGCTGATGGCAATAGGTTAACTGTATCAGGAACAACCATACCCAAAGAGCAGTCTAAGTTCTTTGATAGCAAAGTGGTATTCACATCTCTAAGTGGTCATCAGAATCATGTGGACTACATCGATAAGGACATGGAGTATGTGAAGTTCCAAGATGCTAGTAGGAAGTTCTATCAGAATACCAGCGTTCCTAGATTCTACTATTACAATGATGGGTATAGTCTCCAAGAAGAAGTGTTTGACGGTATTGTGGAACTCACTGAAACAAATGCCGAGAATGGGCTTTCAACGCTGGTTGTAGAGGGAAGGGACAGCAATGCTTCTCTACTAAACACCCTGATAGACAAGAATCTGTTATTCTCCGAGGATATGGCATACAGCACATTGAATCCTATTGTTCCCGCAACAAATACCGCAACGATGGTTGTCAACAGTGTGAGTGGCAAGGTTCTCAACCATGACTCAATAACTGATTGGGATACAACTGCCTTAGCAAGAACCCTGTTGTTCACTAGAAGCACCACTGAAGCAGACAACATGATTTTCATTGGAGAGGTAGCATCGGCAACGGAAACTGCTACAACTCTAACACACAAGCCTCTAGTAAACATTTCAGGTAGCACGACAATCTTCTACTATGACCCTCATGCTGAAGCAACATACTTCTCAGGTAAGAAGGCTATTGGTAGTAACCCATCGATAACTAACTCCGCTACTGACTTTTCAAGAGTGAGTGACAAGGGGTTAGTCTTCTCTGACTCGTTCTCGTTCGATAGAACAGGCACTAGAACCAAGTTAGAATCAACATCGAATACTGCTTCGTTTGCAGAAGACAGAACATTAGGATACAACATCTCCAACCCAATAAGCATCAACTCTCTGAACACAAGCACGTTGGATGCAGACTCGTCTTTCGCCATACAGTTGTCAAAGGAGACAGGAGTATCGACAACCAAGATTAACAAGATGACATATGCCTCGGAGATGTTTGATGTTGTTGAGACAATATCCAAGGATGATGGAGGCTTCATCATGTCAATAGCCCCGATTTGTCCTATTGTAATGGGAAGACTAGAAGACAATACAAGCGAGAGTAGGACAAATGTACGCTCACTCTACTTGATTAACAACAACGTGAATTCAGGTGGGTTCATTCATAGAGCAGATACACAGATTGGCAGTACAGGCACTTTAGACCTCATAGGATTAGACGATATCTACACTCCTAGAGAGACATACAGGTATTGGGACTTGCAGAAGTTGAGTGAGGGTGCGTTAACCAAATCGGATGCTGGAATATACACCAATGCTGATTTTCCTCAAGCGATAACAGGATACTCAGTCGCATACCCGATAAAGGGAAACGGAGTAGTTACTGATTTGACTTCTACACAAGGAATAGGTGAGCAGGTTGCCGTTCTAGGAACTAGTGGCAGTCCGATATCATATACAGATTACGACTTTGCCAAACCTGCCTACTCTACAAGCACTACTCCTGTGTTGGGAAGCAATATGATTGATGATGACTATGTATTGAGATACTCTACTGGCAGTGTCTTTGCAGGTCTATCGACAGGGAGCAAACTACCGAAGCATATAGTGAACAGAGAGGGAGCAGTGGCAGACAACAGTGCTAGGAAGGAAGACATTGGCAAGATAAAATACCACGCTCCAAAAGCACAGAACTACGAGTTGCTTGTTACGGGAGACCTGTTTCCATACTCCAAGTTGAGATACAACAACATTGGAAACTCAACATTGAACTTTGAGGACTTTGCTTGTCTAGTGGAGTCAGAAGGGTCGAAGTCATCCACTCAGGTATCCCATTCAGGATACACAGGAAAGACGTTGATGGCAGACAAGAGGGACAACAACTTTGAGAGAGTTAGCATCAAATCTGCAAACAAGACCACGAATCAGATTAAGAGATTTGGAATAGCGAGACTAATAGAGGCAACATTCGACTGGCACTTCAATCCGGTTGACCCTGACTCATTGCCCTCTCCAACCGATTCTCTTGTTGATATCTCAGGCTATCAGATATTCACACAACTGGATATTGCTTTCAACAACACGCAGAATCCCTCAGTCACCATAGGAAGCAGTGGTAGTAACAGGTCGATAACCTTCAGTGGTGGAGGCACACTCTCTCTATCGGCAGGTGATGCTTTCTTTAGAAGAGATACAGGAGACATGGTGTTTGTAGTAAATGCCACCATCACGAACATGACGAGTGGCTCAAACCAATCAGCGTTAGTGAATGTGACAGGAAGCACAGCAGACCTGAACACCACATGCTACCTGATAAGGGACTACCAACCAATGTCTATGAAAATAGGTAAGTTCGATGATGAGGGATTCCAAAAGACACATTCCATCTCTGTCGGTGGCAACACAGTAGATGTGCCTAACATTGACTTTACTAGTGTGTATTTAGCCCGACCAAACCTAAGCACCGAAGGTAGCGTATTTGAGTATGCCTTGCTTGAGGATTCGGGAGGAGATGAGTTCAATCCTCCTAGCATCTTCCTACCATTACCATTTGAGAGTAGAACAAATAGCAACATTGGTAGTGTCAATTCAGATGTCTGTGGTCAAAGCCCGTATCACAGACCTACTATGTGGCATACCGCCAACGGTATTACTGCTCCAACATCAAGAGTCTACATGAACTCATCAAGGGTTATTGCAGGGCTAGTTCATGGGGATATGAATGCATCAGCAGGTGATGAACTTCAGCGTTATGGGTTGGAGGGAGATGACCATGTGTACGATAACTGCATAGGTGTTTTCAGAAACATAAGGCAGGTCAGCAATGAAGGGCCAAGTATTCCCGGAGATATGTTTCAAACCAGTGCTTTGTTAGGGTCTAATGATGAAGTTACTGCGTTTGGTTCATACAGTGCTGGTACTGACCTAGACCAACATTCTCCTAACACCATGATTTTCAAGGACAATACGAATCAGAAAGCCTTCGCATTATCAGGTACTCATGCTAGAGCCGGAGTATCACAGTTCATTGGCAGTGAGAATTTTGTTGATGCAGGGGCGCAATACTTCCTGTCTGACATGGAAGGAGATGCACTTACAACAACGAGAAAAACACATCACAAGGCTATGACACCTTCTGATGGCAGTAATACAGGAGGATTATACAGAGCGCAGATGATGATAAAACCCGTCTTGGATGTGAGTTCAACTGCTGTATCAATAGACTCAGGACTAACTAACAAGGTTATTACTATAACATTAAACACGACAAGCAACACAAATCAATCTGACCACGCTTGGCTGAACTTCGTTCCTAACCTAACTGGCTACTATCTAGTTGCGGAAAGGCAACAGGAGGACAGTGCTGACATCAATCTTGGTAATATAAGCGGATTGAATTCAGCATACAATGATATTCACCCAAATGCTTTCTTACAGTCATCAGGAGGAAACATAGGCTACCTTGCTAAGATACTCAGCCACACAACGAATCAAACACAGAGTAGTGCCACCTCAGTCGTTCATACGATTACTGTTGATGCAGCCTTGCCACTTGAACAAACATCAGGTAGTTTCAGAGTAGGCTTAGGGCCACGATACCGAATAATGAGACTAGCAGAAACGACATTCAAGAACACACCAAAGGAGATAGTGTTGAACAGGCTTCACTCTACTGGATTAGATTACAGTGAGACATCATCTAACTTCCTAACGGGAGCGATAGGAGAGACAACCCATGCTAAGAACTACATCAATGAGGGAGTATTCAGTGCATACGTTCTGATGAACTTAGATACAGCCCCTAGTGGCACTCAGAGAATAGTTCCTTCTTCGGTAGCACAGTCCTTCGCTAATCTACCATTCTCAGATGGAGATACGTTTGATTGCTTCATCACAGATGGAACTAACTCAGAGAGAAAGACAATAACAGTATCGAATACCAGTAAAGATATCCCTACATCCATCAGGAGAGACGAATTCAAATTGACATACGAAGGAACTCTCACTGGAAACGGAGTTGTATCGTTTGGTGAAGTGATTGACTTGGAGTTGTCTAGAAAACCTGACTTGGACAAGATATCCAAATGTCACATTGGCACTAGTATGATTATCGGTGAAGAGATAGAGACAGAAATTGAGCGTATCATAAAGGAAGCGGGTCTCGATGTTGATATGGTTCAAACCCAAGCAGAGTTCACTGGAAATATCGTGAGTTCTGTCTCCAACAATGTCATTACTTGCAAGGCCACAGTAGAGAACATTGTAGCAGGAGACACTATATTCACACATGAAGGATATCCAATTGGAGTTGTTGCTTCTGACCCTAGTGGAACTACTATCACTGTTAATGATGTAGATACTACTGATACAGATGTCGATTTATGGTTCGTTCCTCTTGTTAATGATGAGATAATTAAGTTCAACAAGAAAACATTCGTGTCTACCGATAATTTCGTTCAGACATCTGCTTTCCAAATGTTAAACAAATTAGCAGGAAAGAAGAACTTAGATTTTCGTGTCAATAACAAAAAAGTGGTATTTCGTGACTTAAACTCTGCACCCTTGTTGAGAAAACAGGCAATTTCCTATCGAAGTCATAGAGTCTTCTCTGTAAAGAAGAATAGTTCTCTTTTTGCAAAAGCCAATAAAGTCACTGTTATCGGTGATAGAATCAAGACAAGTGTTGCTAGTGATGACGCTGGAACTCACATTAAATTCGTTGATGCTAACATCAGAAGCATTACAGATGCTAAGGTGAAAGCGATTGAACTTCTAGAACTCCACTCATCCGATGCTAGAAAGATAACATTGAATGTTGAGAAGAAAGGACTTGAAACACTAGAGGCAGGAGACGTTGTTTTCCTAGACTTCCCACAATATGACATTCCCCCCAATGACTACATCATATTTGAGATAGAGAACGTTCTAACACCGACACTGACCATGACAGTAGGCACATTCGACAAGACGATAGCAGAAAGGCTATCCGAAATTGGCACACAACAGAGTGCTTCAAGTTCCACGTTGTTCAGTAGGAACTCACAACAGGTTTCCACTGGAAAAACGATAACCGACTCTATATCGTTAAAGACTACATTAGTACAGTACACAATCACAGGAACAGGTGAGACAGCCAACATGGGCTTCGATGACCTGTTTGGATTTGGTGAGACATTAGGATTTGAGACAACAGCAGGACAGGTTATAGGATATTACACAAGTGAGGATTGAAGATGACAGTAGTAAACGAAGGAGCAAATGCAGTAGCGACACTAATAGCGGGACAATACAATGTTATTGCCATAGGAGATGGTGGAGATAGCACATCAGCAAGCCAAACAGGATTGAACAACTTCTTCTTTCAGAAGACTGGTCAGACTCCAACAGTAGTGGGTTCTACTCTGATATACAATGTCGATTTCACAGGAGCGCAGATTCCTCCTTCGGGTGCTTCTGAAATAGGCATCTTTGTCACAGGAACAACAAACGGAAACGGCACGTTATTGAGCCGAGTCACTTTCACGAATACTGGTGTTGTAGCCAGTGGAGATACGGTTTCGTTTACAATACGAGTAGAGGTGGGTAACTAATGACGACAAATCCGGGTATAATTTCAACACTAGCAACCAACCCATCTAGCACACAACTGAAGGATGGAACAGACAACATACACTCAGGAATCATCAAGGCACTACACGCTGCCACTGGTGAGAACAGAGGGGTAGATGGATTCGGATTAACACAAGTTGATGGTGGAACAACTACTTCGTTTCAAGTCGCAGCAGGTAAGGTTCTGAGAGATGGTAAGTTAGTAAGCGTATCAGGTGCTACATTAACAACCACTACTGCTCAAATAAGTGCAAACACAAATGACTGGTATGGTTTGATTGTCGTTTGTGATGGAACAGAAAGCGGTGAAACTGCTAACACATTGAAATGGAGATTCGGTGAAGTCACTGGAAAGCAAACAGCAGGTGCTGCTACTGTTGCAGAATTGAAAGGTGGAGACATACCACTAATCGTGATAAAGGTAGATACAGGAGATGCAAACGATGCTACGGATAGAGACCATCAGTTCCTATTCTACCCACAATCAACTCGACAGTTCTCCGCAATCAACAGTGGTTCTGAGACAATGCGAATCAACAATGATGGAACACTGACCAAAGGCTCTGCTACTATTACACTACCATCTAGCACTGGAACATTGGCACTAACCAGTGAACTCACTAGTCTAGATGATACTAACTTAGCAGACAATGCAGTGACTACTGCTAAGATAACCAACGGAGCAGTTGCAGAGGAGAAGTTAGCAACCAATGCTGTCACGACTAATAAGATTGCAAATAACAACGTGACAACTGCTAAGATTGCAAGTGATGCAGTGACCTACGATAAGATACAAGACATTGGCACAGCAAACCGAGTCTTAGGAAAGGCTTCCACTGGAACAGTCGAAGAGGTGCAAGTCACATCAGCCATGATAGCAGATGGAACAATCGCAACAGCAGATGTGGCTAATGATGCAATCACATACGCCAAGATGCAGAACGTATCTGCTACAAATCGAATACTAGGAAGGGACTCCTCCGGTGCTGGAAACATAGAGGAGATAACCCCTGCCAATCTAGTGACCATGCTTGGTATTGAAGCGGGTGCAGATGTCACAGATACAGACAATGTAACGACTGCTTTGGACAGTGTGAGTCTAGGAGATTTCAGCCTTGGTGATACGAATGACAATATTAGTGTGGGTAATCTGACTGTTGGTGGTAATCTAACCATTTCAGGAAGCACAACAACAGTCAACTCAAACACTGTCAACATAGGAGATAGCATAATCACTCTAAACTCAGATGAGACAGGCACACCATCACAAGACGCTGGTATAGAAGTAGAGAGAGGAAACCAAACCAACAAGACACTATTTTGGGATGAAAGTGCAGGAAGATGGACAGTTGGCTCTGAGACATTCGTTGCAGGAACATTCATTGGTAATCTAACGGGAACTGTATCCTCTGCTACTGCTCTAGCAAATGCTAGAAACTTTGCACTATCAGGCGATGTAACCGCTAGTGCTGTTTCTTTCGATGGTTCAGGAAACGTCACGCTATCCACTGCGATTGGTGCAAATACAGTCGGTGCAACTGAAATACAAAGTGCATCAGTAGGCACTACACAACTAGCAAACCTAAGTGTAACAACTGGTAAGATTGCAGATTCCGATGTCACTACTGCTAAACTAGCAAATGACGCTGTGACCTCCGCTAAGATTGCTGACGATGCAATTCTAACTGCTCATATTGACGATGACCAAATCACGGCTGCTCTTATGGCAAACAATGCAGTAGGCACTGCTGTCATAGTTGATGGTGCAGTTACGAATGCAAAACTAGCAGGAAGCATTGCTCAATCCAAAATAACAAACTTGACTTCAGACTTAGCAGGAAAGCAAGCGAGTCTAACCTTCGGCTCAGGATTGTCTAACTCAGGTGCAACAGTGAATGTAGACATCGCTGAACTAAGCACTGAGAATGGGATACACAAGACAAATGATTTCCTGATGTATAGTGACACTGGTAGTGGGTTGAAGAAAATCAACCTGTCGAATGTGTTTGCTCAGATAGCAGCGTCAGACGTTCCAAACTTAGCAGCAAGCAAGATAACTAGTGGGACATTTGCAGATGCTCGTATTCCTAGCCTCGCTACAAGCAAGATTACGAGTGGCACGTTTGCCACCGCAAGGATAGCAGATGATGCTGTCACCTTTGACAAGATACAGAACGTAGACTCAGGAGTTGTACTTGGTAGGAGCAGTAGTAACGCTGGCTCTGTTGAAACTCTCTCAGCGTCTGCTGCTAGGAGTCTCCTGCAAGTAGATGTCAGTGGAACAGACAATTCAACAAATGTCACATTAGCAGGAAGCAGGGATTATCTAACTCTGAATGGTCAACAGATTACAGTTGGTGAGATTGACATATCAGATGATACCAATCTAGTCGCAGGAAGTCGCATTTCATTGAGCGGTGACACACTGAACGTAGATGGAGACTTGGCTAACTATGACAACTCAAACAGTGGATTCCTCACAGCACACCCCACGATTTCCGGTGCAGCCAGCAGCGTTGACAACTCAGGAAGTAGAACCTACATTCAGTCAATAACCTTGGATTCAAATGGACACATAACCAATCTGACATCAGCAACAGAAACAGTCACTGATACAACATACAGTGTTGGTGATGGTGGACTAACACAGAACAACTTCACAAACACATTGAAGTCCAAGTTAGATGGGATAGAGGCAAATGCCAATAACTTCAATCTACCCAATGCTTCGGCATCTACCCTTGGTGGAATAAAGGTAGGTAGCAACCTAACAATTAACGCAGTTACAGGTGTTCTATCTGCTGATACACAGTCAGATGTCAACTTCACATCTGCCTTGAATACTAAGTTAGCAGGAATAGAGACAGGTGCAACAGCAGGTGCTAACTTCGCAACTAATGTCAGTAACATCTCAGTCACTAACGCTCAACTAGCCGGAAGTATAGCAAACAGCAAACTTACTAATTCATCTGTCACAGTAAATGGTAGCACCGTTGCTCTAGGTGGAAGTATCACTCTAACTACCGCCAATGTAGCCGAGGGTGCAAATCTGTACTACACGGATGAGAGAGTGGATGATAGGGTCAATGCTCTAATTGTAGATGGAGAGGGAATCACAACCACATACAACGACAGTGGTGGCACTCTCACAATAGATGCAGAAGAAGCCACTGCATCGAACAAGGGCGTTGCATCATTTGCTAGTGCTGACTTTGACGTTAGTAGCGGAGCAGTCACAGTAAAATCCGGTGGTATAAGCAACGCACAACTCGCTGGTTCTATTGAGAATGACAAACTGTTGGCTATCGCACAAAGTAAAGTCACAGGATTGACAACTGCATTGAGTTCTAAGATAGAGAGCCTTAGTGACCTAAGTATCACTGCATCTGCTGCGGAAATAAACATCCTAGATGGGGTGACGGGAGTATCTGCTGCTGAGATTAATTATCTAGATGGAGTGACATCTTCTATACAGACTCAACTAAATGCAAAGCAAGCGGCTGGTAACTACCTAACTACATCTGCTACTATCGCAGACCTTGCTGGAATAACTGCTCTAGATACAGATATCACTTCTGTAAGTAGCAACCATGATACTATCCCATCTGCTAAGGCTGTGAAAGCGTATGTTGATTTAACTTCATTCGATGCAAATGACACACAATATACCTTCTCTGTTGAGGATGGAAGCACTAACACAAAGAGATTGAAACTAACAGGAACTGATGGAAGTTTCACTTCTGTAAACTTTGAAGGTAGTAACAATATCAGTGTCAGTAGAATCAATGAGAGAATAATAATGGATTTGTCACAGCCGTTGATAAATGGTGTTTCTTTCAGTGGAAACACATTATCTCTAGCAAAAACGGATGGTAATACTCTAACGACAACAATACCTGATGCAACAACATCTACTCATGGTCTGATGACTGACGACCAGTTTGATAAACTCGCAGCAATCGAGGCTTCAGCAGATGTCACTGACAAAGCGAATGTTGTCGCTGCTCTTGGACTTCTCAATCAGGATGATACTCTACTCATTGGTGATGCTGGTAATGACACTACTGTTAGGGTTAGGGGCAATCTCTTTGTTGATGGAACAACTACAACAGTGAATCAAACTAAGGTAGATGTTCAGAATGCCTTCGTCTTTGAGGGTGCTACTGATAATGACGCTGAAACCACACTAACGATAATTGACCCCACAGCAGATAGGCAAATCTTCCTACCAAACGAAAGTGGAACTCTGATTACAAATGGCGGTACAGGAAGCGTAACTCAAACTATGATGGCAGCAAACTCAATATCAACTGCCAAGATAGTAAACAATGCTGTTCAGACTGCCAAGATAGCAGATGGTGCTGTCACTGGTGCTAAGATAGCGGCAGGTGCTGTTTCAAGCACTAGACTAGCAGATGATGCTGTAATAACAGTGAGAATAGCAGATGGAGCAGTCACCACCCCTAAGATTGCTGATGATACGGTTACTCCTGCTAAGATAAGCGTATTTGATGACAACGTAGTAGCAACCCAAACGCATATCCTGATTGGAGATGGTGGTGACTTCCACAACTATGCAATGTCAGGTGACATCACTATGACAGGTTCAGGTGTCACATCAATTGGTGATGATAAAGTAACAACATCGATGATAGCAAGCAATGCTGTCGCATTTGACAAACTACCAACATTAACTGGCCCTGCATTCATTGCTAGGAGTGACAGTGGAACAGGGAATGTAGGGTCAGTTAGTGCTGCTATTGCTAGAAACATGTTGAATGTAGAGAATGGTGCTGATGTAACTGATGCAACAAATGTAGCGGCAGCAGGAGCAGTGATGGATTCTGACTTCACATCTAACGGACTACTGAAAAGAACTGGTGCAGGAACTTACACAGTAGTTGCAGTTGATGCTTCAGGGCATCCTGACATATCAGCAGCAAACAGTAGCAACAACAGTGGAAGAACATACATACAGGACATTACCGTTGATGCTAATGGTCATGTAACACATATCAACACTGCTACCGAGACAGAGGTAAAGAGAACACAAGAGGAGATTGAGGACTTCGTTGGTGGAATGGTCACAGGCAATACTGAGACATTCATTACAGTAACATATCAAGATGGGGATGGTACACTTGACTTTGTAGTTCCAGTTCTTGATGAAGATAACTTGAACTCAAACTCCGATACACATCTCGCTACTCAACAATCAATCAAGACTTATGTGGATAACCAAGTAGTGAGTCTAATAGATTCTGCTCCTGCTACCTTGAACACATTGAATGAACTAGCAGCAGCGATAAACGATGACACTAACTTCTCCAATACTGTAACAACTGCTCTAGGAAACAGATTGAGAGTTGATACGGCTTCACAGGGACTTAGTGGAACACAGCAATCCAATGCTAGAACCAACTTAAATGTGGATGTCGCAGGGACTGATAACTCAACAGATGTGACTCTTGCATCTGTGTCAAACAACTATCTCAGTATCTCAGGACAGGCTATCACTGCTGGAACTGTGCCTATCTCACTGGGAGGAACTGGGGCTACTTCAGCATCTGCGGCTAGAAGTGCATTAGGTGTTGATGCTGCTGGCACAGATAACTCAACGAATGTCACACTAACTGGTAGTGGAAACTATCTGAGCATTAGTGGACAAGCAATCACAGTTGACCCAATAGACATCTCAGATGATACTAACCTAACTGCTGGAACAGGGTTGACTCTAAGTGGAGACACACTGAATGTAAATGCAGCACAGTCAGGAATCACAAGCGTTGGAACACTATCCTCTCTAACTGTATCGGGAGATGTAACAGTAGATACTAACACCTTCAAGATAGACAGCACAAACAACCGTGTTGGTATTGGCACTGCAAGCCCCGGATACAAACTACAAGTAGAAGGCTCATTTGCTGCACAAACTAAGTCTTTCGTTATTCCACATCCTACACAAGAAGGAAAGACACTGCAACATGGTTCTCTTGAAGGGCCGGAACATGGTGTATATCACAGAGGCAGACTAGAAGGAAACGTAATACAACTACCTGAATATTGGACAGAGTTAGTTGATGAAGATACAATCAGTGTTCAATTGACTGCTAATGGCGACTTCCAAATGCTCTATGTAGAAAAGATAGAAGACAACCAAGTGTTCGTGGCTAATGCAGCAGATGAGGGCATTGACTGTTTCTATCTGATTCATGGTGAGAGGAAGGATGTTGGAAAGATGGAGGTTGAATACTGATGGCTAACTCGGACAAGGACATTCTAATTACACCAAACACAGGACAGACTGCAAAGCCAAAGATAGAATTCACTGGTGCTGATAATTCTACTAAGACAATCACAATCAATGACGATGGAACTTTGTCATTCGACTCCACGATAGCCGCAACAAGTGGCTCAGTTGCTGACGGTAATGCTAACCTAGTCACTGGTGATGCTGTATTCGATTACATAGCAGCACAGGGTTTCACTACGGAAGTTGGAGACATAACTAGAGTGATTGCAGGTACTGGATTATCGGGCGGAGGGACATCAGGTGATGTCACACTAACCAACGCAGGTGTTACTTCGATTGTCGCTGGAAGCAACATCTCGATTGATAGTTCAACAGGTGCAGTAACCATTACAGGAACTGATACTAACACTCAACTTTCCACAGAACAGGTACAGGATATCGTAGGTGGAATGGTAGATGGTGGCACTGAAACTAACATAGCCGTTACCTATGATGACACTAACGGTAAACTAAACTTCGTTTCCACAGACACGAATACCCAACTAACTCAAGAGCAAGTCGAGGACTTTGTGGCAGGTGTAATCGTAGCAGGTGCTAACATAACCAAAACTTATGATGATGCGGCAGGAACACTAACACTTGCTGCCACAGATACCAATACTCAACTAACCACTGAACAAGTTCAGGATATT